GGCGATTGAAGCATTGGCATCTCGCAAACGAGAGGGGAAGTTGTATCAGTATGAGCCACAAGCGCACCAAGTTGCGATTCATGCAGATAAACACAAGATTGTGGATGTAAGGGGCGGGAACCGAGCTGGGAAAAGTGAGTGCTGTGCTTTCACAATGGCGTGTCATATCACTGGGATTTACCCTGAATGGTGGGATGGATTGAAATTTACCGAGGCTTTCATCTATGGTGTCATCTCAATCAGCACAGAACAGATGCGTAAATCAGCACAAGTCAAATTGATGGGGGAACCCCATGAAATTGGCACCGGGTATATCCCGAAAGATTTGATTGTTGATTATGCGTGGCGGGCAGGGACTAATGGTTGCTTAGACTGGGTTCTAGTGAAACATGCTTCTGGTGGTGTATGCCGTATTGAATTCATGGTAAAAGAGCAGGGTGCTGCTAAATTCCAGGGGTTTGCATGGAAAGTAGCGTGGTTCGATGAACAACCGGATATAGATGTGTTTGTTGAAGTTCAGATGCGTCTAATTGACAACCAGGGGTTTATCATTGCATCTTACTACCCCAAAGACGAAGAACCCGAAATGCTTGATTTATTGGATAAGATGCCATCTGATTACTGTAGCCATTATGAATTCCATATGGAGGAAAATAAAACCCTAGATCCTGCTGAAATTGAGATGCATAAGAAAACCATGCCTCTATGGATGCAGGAAAGCAGACTGTACGGGCGATCAGGTTCCGGGGAAGGACGGATCTTCGCCTTCAGCCGTGATGATTTTGTTATTGACCCATTTGAAGTGGAACCGCATTGGCCGCGAATCGCGGGGCTAGATGTGGGGCTAGAACACGGGACTTCTGCTGTTGCACTGGCATTGGAATACCTTAGTAGGGACGAGCCGCCAACAGTTTATGTTTATAGGGAATATTTACGCTCTGGGAACCTGCCAGGGGTCCATTCCGCTGCGCTTAGAGCGTGGGGTGATATTGAGTTCAAGATCGATACGAGTTCGCACCGAAGATCACCTACTGATGGTAAACGAGTCTTTGATATGTTTCGGGAGGATGGGCTAGATGTTGCAGATGCCATCACTAAGGGCGGGTCTGTCTTTGAATCAATTCACATGATTAACGAAATGATTGCTGAGAAGCGGCTGTTTATCTTCTCTACTTGTAGGGAATTAATTAAACAGATGGGGGCATACCGCATGGTAAAGGCCAAGAATGGGGCCATGCGCGTCACAGAACGGCATGATGATACCATAGATGCATTGCGCTATGCAATCATGGCTCTTGACCAAGCCAGGGTTCCAGGGACTACCACTGTTAAACCAACTCCTGTCATAAAGCAATGGACGCCCCAGAACCGGCGTATAGGACTATAATTGCCCATCCCCCTCTTGACACGGTAAATATTGCCTACCACACTGAGGGATGGAGATTATAAATGCCCCAAGGGCTAACAATGATGCCAGAGCCGTCTGCCCCCCCATCAGTTGTTGAGGGGTATGGCGGTGGCGGTAAAGACGGCGAAACGTTAGCCGCGAGGGTGATGCACGATTTCCAGGCAGCTTCAAGCAGCAAGATTTTTCAAGAGCAACAAGTCTTCCTAAGAGCCCTTTTTAACAGCAGGGCTTATTATTTACTTGAGGATGGTCCTGAATCCACAACTAGCCAAGCAGCCGTCAATTCCACTCGCCCCAAACTCCAGACCGCTGTTGCACTATTGATGCCCATTGTTTGCCCTCCTGGGCAAGATTGCTTCACCATTGACCCTGATCCCGAAGCAATGGACCCCAAGACTGCCTGGGAATTGCTGCAAAAGGGAACCCCGGTTGACCAGATTCGGGACATCTTGTACCAAGCGGCTGGCAAGAAGGCTGACCGGCTGACTGCCAAGATCAAGAAGGGTGATGACTACACACGACTTACCGACAAACTACTACTAGTTCTGTGGGATTTAGTAGTATTTGGGACTGGAATTGTCATGGGGCCATTGGCCATCCAGAATTCTGAAATGTCGGAAGAACCGGCTGAAGATGAGGAAGAAGACTCATCTGTTTGGACCCCGGTAAACCGGACGCCCTTCAACAAGAAGGCGCTCAAGAAGATGATTGATATGGGGCTATTTGATGAGTATCTGCCCCAAATGGAACGGATTTGCCCCCTGGATATGTATCCCGACCCCGGCGCGACCACGGTTGAAATGGCCCGGTTCATGATCTGGCGTATGCAACTTGGCAAGGGTCAGGTCATGGGGATGATGGATGATCCCACTTTTGACAAGGACAAGATTCAAGACCTTTTAGAGAAGCATCCCAATGGCATTTGGCAACCGACCTATTGGGAAACCTCGGTCAACAGTTTAAACAAGCAACCCCAGCAGACGCTCCCGAATGGCCGCTTCGTGTGCTTCCAGTGGTGGGGGTTCCTGACCGGCAAGGATTTGGCTGATGGTGGGGTCAAAGGCATTACCGCGAAGCAGATGAGCAGTCGGCTTGTCGCGCAGATTTGGGTGATGGGCAATGAAGTTATCAAGGTTGCCATCAGCGAACTGCATAACGAACGACTCCCATTCTATTTTGTCCCTTATTCCGTAGCAACCAACTCCATCTGGGGTGTGGGCGTTGCGGAAATGATGTTTGATCAGCATGACGGCATCCAGGGTTGTGAACGTGCGCTGATGGACGCCATGGCCATGTGCATTGCCCCCCAGATGACCGTGGATGTAGACCAATTGGCCGATATCACCACGGTTCTGGAAATCAAGCCGCGCAAGATTTGGGGTGTCCGGGGCAAGATCGGCACCACCATGAAGCCGATTGAATTCTTCATGCCCCAATATAATTTTGCGGAGATGCTGCAAGTCCAGCAGAATGAGGAACGGCTTGCTGATGAACAGACCGGCCTTCCCAAGTTCCTGAATGGTTCAACCGAAGGTGCCCATAATCGGACCTTTGGTGGCGCGAACCTCCAATGGAATAACGCGCTGACCACGCTCAAGACTGCTGTTTATAATATCGAAGCCAACTATATCGTTCCCAGCACTCAGAAAAAGATCCGGTTCTTCCAGATGTTCTCCAAAGACCCGGCCATTCAGGGTGCATACCGGGTTACTGCCCATGGCGTGAAGGGCTTGCTGGCGCGGGAATCCCTGACTGAAGCCATGCAACTCCTGCTTCAGAATCTTGGGAACCTGCCGGAACAGGCTGACCGTTTGAAGATGTCCAACTTCTTCAATAGTTACCTGCGATATAGTGGGCTGGTCAATGAGGATCTGGTCTATTCGGATTCCGAATACCTGGAAATCCAACAGAAGAAGGCTGCGGAAGCGCAGAAGAACGCTGCTTATGACGCCGGTATCCAAGCCAGTGTCCAAGCCCAGCCGAAACTGCGGGCAGAGATGCCGCTCAAGGATGCGGTCATCGAACTGGTCAAAGAAGCCCCGGAGAATAGCCCGCTGCGGTTGGCATACATGCAACTCGCCAACCAGATTTACAATATCCAGACCCCGGCTATTCAGGGGGCCATGGCAGAGGAAGATCATATGGCGCATCTTGGCAACGTCAATGAAGCCAGCCAGATTGGTCACGAAATGGGCAACCGCCCGTTTGAGCCAGCACATAATCCCTTTGAGCGACACCCCCATTTGGCCCCTCCCCAACCGGGAGAAGGTGAAGGCGCGGCCCCCGCTAAAGCGCCCCCCGTGCGCCCCACGAAACCCGCAACCACACATAGGGGGCGTAGGCGATGAGACGGTTTGAAGAAGTCCCGATCACCCAACTCTGCACCAAATTGAGTGCGATGCGCCAGTCCGAGCAAATGCAGATTCTGGTTGAATGGCTTATTCGTGCGCGGGAAAGCTACCGTGATGATTTGGAGAAGATTGAGCGTGACCCTATTTGCATCAATATCATTCAAGGCCGCATTGCATTAGTGAAAGACCTGTTAAGTCTTATCAACCCTAGCAACACAACGTCAGCAACCTAATAGAGCCTGACAGGAGAACAAAATGCCCGGTACTACTGAATACGATCCCATTACTCTCAAGCGCGTCAACCACGATGCTGCTCGCCGCCAGAAAGAACTGGATGCAGTCTTGGCTAACATCAATCAGGCAAATAGCCAGATTGGTCAGCCGGGTCAGGCTCCCGCCCCTGCTGAAGCGCAGCCAGTTGAAATTCGGGCCACTCCCGATCCCGCTACCGCTTTCGCTCCCACCGTTATTGAGTTGCCTCCCTCCCCCGCCCCGGCCCCTGTCGTTGAGCCTACTCCGACTGTCAGTGCCGAAGACTACGCCAAACTCCAGAAGCAGTACCGCGAAGCATCCCAGGCGCTTACGCCTTTCATGCAGCGCAGCGCGGCCCTGGCGAATGACCTGAAGGCAGAACGGGAAACCACCAAGAGCGAACTGGATGGGCTGAAAAACCAACTTGCCGAACTGAAAGAACTTCTCAGGAAGCCCCAGGTTTCCGCTTACGAGCCCGAGCAGGACACGGAACTGGAAAGTCTGGACCCGGTGATTGCCGACCGTCTTAGGCGGTTGAACATGGCAACCAATCAGCGATTGGAAGCCATGGAGCGCAAGCATCAGGCAGAACTTCAGGAGTTGCGGCTTCAGGAACAGCAACGCCAGGAAGCCTTGGCCAATCACCAGAACATGACCCGACAGCAGACTTGGGATGAGGTCTTTACTCGACTTGTCCCTGACTACATGGATTATGCCGATGGTGGTCCCAAAGGCCCCGCTCTTGCCGCATGGACGAACCAGATGCCGACCGAATATGGCAATGCCATTGCCCGGCCTCGGGATCACACCCCGTTCTTCGTGGCCAAGGTGGTCAATGAATTCAAGGCGTCCCAGATGCCGGTTGGTGCTCCCAGCCGTCAGCCCGCACCGGGCGATCTCGCTGCCCAGATCAGTGGCTCCGCTCCTACTCGGGTTGAAACCCGACCGCAGGAACCGCCCCTTACTGGTGATGAGATCCGCAATGCCCAGTCGATCATGGACAAATTGATGCGTGAAGCAACCAATACTAAGAATTCCAAGGAAATCAGGGAATTGAAGCTGGCGGAAGCCAATAATTTCATGGCCCGATTTGAACGCCTCAAACCCAACTAAAACAACCAAAGGATAAGGAATGTCTAATCCCGTTACCGACCTGACGATTCCTCTGACTAGTGGATCTAACACTGGTTATATGAACAACCGCCAGGAACAGCTTTGGGAAGGCCCCCCGACTAGGATTCGGCGCAGGGCTTTCACCGTGCAGACCTCTCCCGATTGGAACGGCCTCACCCCCCTCACGGGCGATGTGGTCCGCACCAACGTAATTGACCAGGGCGCATTTGTTATTGCGGTCTGGATGTATGTCATCACCGCTGGTGCGGCTTCTAGCACCGTGAGCGTGGGTGATTCTGGCTCCGCTAGCCAGTACATTACCAACTTTGCAACTTCTTCGACTGGCATCACCCTGAGTGCTGCGACCACCTGGAAGTATTATGCGGTGGCTTCGGACTATCTGCTGGTGACGCTTGGGACTACCGCTGCCGCTACCGGCGCTGTGATTGATGTGGGCTTCCTCGCTTCTTCGCTGATCCCCTACACCAACCCCGTGACTGAGTAAAGGAGAACTAACATGGCTGGCAATATCACTGGTAGTTCTTTTAACAACCTTTCTGCCTTTAAACCCCAGATTTACCCCTTGCAGTTCATCCAGAAGTTCTATGCTGGTAGCATCACGAACTACATGTGCAATACGAACTGGGAAGGGGACATCCTTGGACCCGGCACCACGGTCAACCTTCGTCAGATCCCTGATGTGGTTGTCAGTGCGGCCACCAACGATGGTGATGTGAACTGGCAGTCCATTCAGGCTTCTGCCCTCCAGCTTATCATCAACTATGCGTTTAACGGCGCTTACTGGGTGACTGACGTTGATCGCTCCGCGATTGACGTTGATATGGAAGGTGCTCTGATCAACGAAATGATC